TCGAAGAGGCGCACCACAGCCGCCGCATCCTGGGTAAAGAAGCGGTCGCACTCCTTGTCGATGAAGCGGGAGGCGGCGACGACCTGGGCGGCCAGCTCCGTGTCGTCGCCCGTGCCTGTCTTCCCGACCCAGGCTTTGTAGTCCGTCGCCGAAACGTAGGGATCTGTCACTGCTGCGACCATCGCTTACCTCTTCTTGTTGCGCCCTCGCTTGACGGCCTTGTTCTTCGGCGGCTCCACGGCCTTGTCTTCGGGCGGCTCTTCGACCGCCTTCTCTTCCGGCTTCGGCTTCAGCAGGCCATAGCGTTCCGCGTCAGCCATCGGGACCTCGCCGCCCTTGCCGACCAGGAGGTAGCGGGCCTCAATGTCCCCGTCCTCCACTACACGCTCCTTGTCCGCCGTCAAGAAGAGACGGCGGGGTGAAATCCACATGGGCTCTTCCTCCTTGCTGGCCGATAGCAGGGTGATGGTCAACCCCATCTCACTCTCCTAATGGTCGGGGCCAGCGCCCTCCGTAGAGCGCCAGCCCCGACCTCAAACAGGAGGCCGCTAGTTGGCCGAGGGAATCTTCTCCCAGTGGCCGACTTCCACTAGGTAGGAAGAGGCGGCGGACTGAGACGGCAGCCACAGGTGGATCAGCAGCGAGTCGCCGCCGCCAAGGATGACCGGCGGGAAGTTGATCACGTAGATCGTTGGGGCCGTGCCGTTCTTGGCGATCGACGGCTGCGGGGCACCAGCCCCAAACTTCAGTACAAACTCGTCACCCACGACCGGAATCGCCATGCGGGCGAGTACCTCACCCAGCATCCGTTGCGCCGAACCCGCCGCCGCAGCGACAAGCGGGCCAGCGTAGACGAGAGCGATGGTCGTTACGCCGGAGTTCATGTTGGCGTTCTTCGGAGTCGGCGTCAGTGTCGAGCCCGACGTGTACCGGGCTACGTTGTCGATCTTCGCCGATATGCGGAGGGAGGCCCCGGCCGTGCCCGCCGCCGTGCAGGTTAGGCGGATGTAGTCGGGGTAGATGAGTTTGCCTCCCTTATCCACGACCACATCATTGTTCTTCAGGATGATGAACGGCTCGATGTCGGCGCCGTTCACTGGCGCGGCGAGTGTCGCCAGGCCGGTGTCCAGCGTCGGGTTGTTCGTGACGAAGTAGCCGTCGTCAGCCCCGCATAGTCTTGGGTCCATCTTTCGCTCTCCTTCTGGGGTGTGAATCCCCAGGTCTGAATCGCTAGGTCTGTACCAGTTCGACCACAACCTGAGTGCTGTTGAGCGCCGAGTTCAGGTCGGCCGTGTTGCTCTCGATGGCCGTCGCGCTGACAACGACGGCAGGCGCCGTGCTCTCAACGGTGTTGGCGAGGAAGGCCGCCGGGACCGTGTTCCGGGCCAGCCGGTGCCCGAGGCCCACCACGTCACCGAAGCCGATGGCCGTGGTCGCGCCCGTGCCATCGTGGGCGGGAATCAGGATCGAGGTCACGGTCTTGAACGCCTTGAGACCGGCGACCGTGCCCGGCGTGTTCTCGGTGAAGACCCCCAAGGTTTCCGTGATCACCACGTCCTCAGCGTTGGTCCCCGTGATGATCACCGCGATGGCCTTGATGTCCCCAGCGGTTCCCCCTGCCGTCGCCGTGATGTTGCGCGGCACGTCCGGCTGATTGATCGCCGTGGTGACGGTTTGCGGCGCGCCGTTGTCGGTGACAGCCGCGTGGATGCCCGTGGTACTCGCTACCGCCGGGAGGCCAGCCGCGCCGATGGAGACCGTATCCCCATAAGGGCTATCCCCAGCGGGAATCGTGATCGATGTCACCCTGGCGAAGACCTTGGAACCCGTGACGGTTCCGGCCGTGTTCACCGTGAAGGCGGGTAACGTCTCAGTCAGGGCGAGCCCTATGGGATCAAGGCCAGCCACGATGACCGAGACCGCCTTGATGTCCGCCGCTGTCCCGCCCGCAGTAGCCGTTATCCGGCGGGGCCGGTCAAGCCCGTTGATGCCTGTAGTGATGACCACCTGGACGCCGGTATCGGTCTGGGCAGCCAGAACGGCGGCCACCCCCAGGGCTGCCGCGCCGATCTTGACGGCAAGGACACTCTCCCGCGCCCCCTCGATGACTACGCCGCCCTCGATGATGGCGTAACGCATGAGGCCGAAGGCGAAGAGGGCCAGGAAGGCCCAGATGAATGCTGTCAGTTTGTGCATGTTGTTCCTCCTAGACGGAGGGGGCGACCGAAGCCGCCCCCTCGCTCACTCTCTGCTTATCTGCCCCGAGGCTCCCTGGCCTAGATCCCGGTCACAAGGCAGAAGGCCGTGGGCCGGTACACCGGGAAGGCGCACCGCAGGTCGGCGCGGATCGCCTGCACGCCCTGGATGAAGAAGGAGGCGTGCGAGTTGCTGACCTGGACATCGATGCCACGCCGCATGACGAGCTGGCAGTAGCCCCGGAAGTCGCCGACCAGGCCGGTGTTCTCCGTGATCACGTCGGCCTGCGCGACCGGGAGGCCCCAGATGCGCTCGGGACCCGCGTCGCTGGGGCTACCCCAGATGTAGACGCCGTCCGCCGTCCTGAGCAGGCGGATGGACTGCCAGTCGTTGGGGTGCAGCACCACGCCGCTCGGGATGGCCCGCCCCGTGACGCGCACAAGGGTCATCGCCTTGTAGATGGCGTCCGGCGTCGGGTCCGCGCCCTTCGCCTGGCTCTGGATGGTCGGCACGTTCAGGAAGCCCAGCAAGTTCGGGGCAACGCCGCTACCGACCAGGAGCTGCGAGTCCAGCCGCTGACGCAGGAAGAGGCTGAGGCGCATGTTGATGAACGACTGGATGAAAGACACGTCCTCAAGCTGCTCGTCTGTGACGGGCAAGAACGTGGCGATCTTGCGCACCGTGGTCGACCGCTGGGTAAAGCCCAGAGCCGACTCGGGGTAGGCGGCAAGCGTACCCTGGACGGACTCGGCGATCTCGGTCGCCGCATTCGTCGCCAGAGTCTCCTCCATGTAGACGACGGCGGCCTGGTCGGTCGCGCCGTCCGGGATCAGGTCGATCACCTGAATCGGGGCCAGCGCGGCCTCGATGATGCGGCCGGTGCGGATCGTCTCAGGGGTGAAGCCCACCGTGGTCCCGGTCGACATGACCGTCTTCGCTTCGATGTCGAGCTCGGCCATCGGGCCGGTGCCCGAGCCGCGCTTGAAGCCCTTGTAGGCGTCGGACTCGACGAAGAGCTCACCGATGCTCTTGGTGGGGGGCTTCTGACTCCCGCCCGCGCCCGCACTCGGGTGGACCATCTGGCCGGCGGGCGTGTTCAGGCCCTCGCCGATCTTCTTGACGTTCGCGGCGGCGTCCTCGATGTCCTGGAGGCCCTCGACTTCCTTTCCGACGGCGGTAAGTTCGGTGTTCAGGCGCTTCAGTTCGGCCGCCTTGGAGCCCGTGTCGGGGAAGCCCTTGAGGGCCTCGCACTTGGACAGGTCCAGCTCATCCCCCGCCTCCTCGAAGATGGCGTGGAGGGCCTGCTGCTTCGCGGCCAGTTCGGCTCGCTTCTCTACTAGAGCTTTGCTACTCACGTTTCCTCCTTATGCCGCGGCCAGTTCGGCCACGATCTTCTGATATCGCACGTACTCCTGAAGGACTGCGGCACTCGCCTTCCCCGGGTCGGTCTCGGCCAGCAGCTTCTCGACTTCCGCCAGCGACTCGCGCATGGTGGATGTCAGCGTGGCCAGGCGGTCCCGGTTCGCGGCGGAGAGCACCCGTCCCTCTTTGGTTAGCAGCTCCACGCGATCTCGCGTGCGCGCTACAACAGCGTCAAGGCCCGCTCTCAGGCCCTCCGCGGACTTCAGGACTTCTTGATACGACAGGCTCTTCATGTCGAGCGTCCCCGTGCCGATGCCAGCGCCCACCATGACGGGCGAGACCTCGTAGACATGGAGCTTCTTCAGGAACCGGACCGACTGGCCGTTGAGCTGGCCGTCTTCCGAGTCCAGCACGTCGTACCCGTAGCTCCATTCCTGGAGACCGGCGAGGCCCTTGATGGTCCGGTATGTGTCCAGGCCGTGGGTGGTGTCCATGAAGAAGCGCCCATCGAGCAGGGCCCGGTCGGGGTCCGCCTTGATGGCGCCACTGCCGACCGGCAAGTCTTCCCAGGCATGGCCCCACGCGCTGATGATGACGGGCGCCGCATCCTCGAACGCACCCGGCAGCGTCACGTCGCCATCCTTGTCGATGACGTTGAAAGTGCTGAAGATAGCAGTAACGGCGCCCTCTTCGGCGCCGTCTTGCTTCAGTTCTAGGCTCAGGCCCTTTCGTTCCATGTCATCCTCCTAGCCCGCCTCCACGCTGCACGCGCAGCCAGCGTGGAGCGGCGCATATCCGACTTCGCTGACGGGTTGCCCATCGGCGTCCTCGCAGATCGGGCAGGCGTTGGCACCCGCAGAGAAGATGGGTTGAACTCCCGCCGCCCGGTACGTCTCCACCGTGACGGCATTGCCCGCCTGGCTCGTCTCCCAGTCCGCCAGTTTGTCCGGCCTCTTCTCCTGCCATTCGTCGAGGCGCGTGGTGAGCGCGGCGAGCGGATCTTCGCCAGCCCGCACGGCGTCGCCGGCAACGCTGAGGACCTGGCCCTGAGAGGAGCCGACCCAGCGTTCGGTGAAGGCGGCGGCGTAGGCCGCCACAAACACTTCGAGGGCTGGTGTCATTCCGGCCTCAGCGCCTACCTCAGCCGCCGCCACCGCCTGGGCCGCCTCCCCATAGGCGAGGAAGGCCGGCAACGCCTCATCATGTACGACGGTACGGTGGGCCAAGTAGAAGGCCATCACGCCCTTGTCGAACTGAGCGTGGCTCTTCTTCCCAAGTTCGCGCTCGGCCAGCGGCAACAAAGCCTCGCGTTCCTGCTTGACCAGGCTGGCCGCCAGTTTCAGGAAGAGGCTCCGGTGCGCCGCAGCCAGGCGGCGGCGGACAGCCGCAACCTGCTTCCTCGCCTGCGCCTTCGTCGCCTTCCTTGCCTTCGTCCCTGTCTGCGCGGGAACCTCCATGACAGTCATCTGACGCAGGTAGATGTCATGTTCCGGACCCGCAGGCAACCCCACGGCGCGAAGGGCCTGGCCCTGCGTCACCCAGCCGGCGTTGATCACCGCCGACATGCGCATGTAGAGCGCGTCCATCGCGGGCTGTAGGGCGCGCACCCTGGTCAGGTCGAAGTCCACATCCCGGTTCGGCTTGGTGTCGAAGTCGGGCAGGAGTTGGATTTCGAGGTCGGCGGCCATGAGCCGCTGCGCCGGGATAAGCACGGAGTCCCACGCGCTGGCCTTGGCTTCGCCCATATTGGTGAAAGTTGACCTCTCGAGTCCTGCTCCTAAACCTACGACTATTGCGGGCACGCCGATCACGGCGCAGACCCTCTCTTCAGGGACCCGGCGCAACTCCCGGAGGAGCATCTGCTCGGGCGAGAAGGAGAGCACCTGTACCTTCGTCGGCACCTCCAGGACCATCGGCTCGCCCCGGCGGTCGCCGCCGAACTTGGACATAAAGGCTTCCTTCATCTCCTTGGCCTGTTCGGCGTTGGGCCTCGCGTCTGTCGATTCTGGCGACAGCACAACGCCGGGCACGCCCAGGTTGCGCATGAGGGAAGCCGTCAGGTTGGCAGCCTCTTCGTCCGTAAACAGTTCGCGCATGAGAGAGCGCAGCGGCGAGAAGCCCTTGCGGGTGTTCTGTGGGTCGAGGCCATAGCGGAAGTGCACAACGTCGCCTGGGTCGATATTGATGGGGTCTCGCCCTGGATCGGGGCGGTACTCATAGTGCGAGATGAACGTGTTCCCGTCCTCCGGCCACTTCGGCTCCATCGTCCAAGAGGGCGCCCACCAGAGTTCCGCAATCCCCCGCCCCATCACCAGCCGCCTCTTCAGCCAGTAGGCGTTCCCGGTGAGCTGGTGGTCACCGATGGTCGCCATCCAAAGGAGCACGCCGGAATAGAAGGGGTTGGGCCGTTCAATCTTCAGGGGCATCGCATGGCCGGG